AACTTTAAATGTAGAATGTGTGGCGATCAACTATCCTCGTCTTGGGAGGCAGAAAATAGAATACATGCTGTTGATGTAACAGATGCATGGTTAGAGCCTACTACAAGAGGACAAATTTTTAATTTCCAAAAAGAAGTATTAGAGGAAGAACTACAAGATGCTGTAGACAAAGGATTAATAGAAGAAATATATTGGGTAGGTGGAGAGCCTTTAATGTGGGAAAGACATTGGACTATTATGAACCAACTTGTTTCTACAGGACAATCTAAAGATATAATAATACGATACAATACAAATTTAAGCAAAACAAGTTACCCTAACAAATTTGGCAAAAGATATCAACTATATGATATGTTGGGAGAGTTTAAAAGAATTAATTTGTGTGCTAGTATAGACGCAACAGGAGATGTTGGAGAGTATATAAGAACAGGATTAAAGTGGGACGAATGGTTACAAAATTTTAAAGAAGGTTTATTTTTAAATGAACTTTATGGTGATGATGGTATGGTATTAGATGTAACTCTTACAACGCCCGGTTTATTTCATTTAAGAGATATGTTTGATTTAGCAACAGAACTAGATTGTAAAACATATTTTAAATTTACATACGCATTTGATCCGTCTAAAATAATGGCACCTACTGCACTACCTAAGAATATTACTATACCTGTTTGTAAAGAACTTATAGCATATATGGAACCTAGAAAGACATGGAAAACACAAGTTTATATAGACTCATTAAAGAACTTAATGGAAAGATCTAGTTTTGATGAAGAGTGGCCTGAACATTATAAATTTGGTTTGATGAAAGGTAAACAACATATAGAAAGATTAGAAAGTATAAGAGAACAAAAAGTTAGATTTAGAGATACACTAAATGCTGATGCGAGGTTGTGGTACGATGACATCTAAAACATTTTGCCCGTTGCCGTGGAAACATTTAGCAACACACCCTCATGGAAGATTAAGTTTGTGTTGTGAAGCCGATACCACAATGAAAACAGCATTTACAACTGATTTTGGTTTCAATAGAACTCTACAAAATACACAATATAATTATGACACTATAATGAATAGTTCGTCTTTTCGTAATGTAAGATTACAGATGTTAAATGGAGAGTATCCACAAGAATGTAAAAGATGTTGGAACTCAGAATCGGTAGGAAACAAAAGCAAAAGAATAATAGAATTAGAAAGACATAACTTTACAGAAGAACAAGCAATACAATGTACAGATATAACAGATGGTAGAATAAAAGATATAAGTTTTGAATTTATAGAATTAAGATTAGGTAACCATTGTAATTTAATTTGTAGAACATGTAATCCTATTTCTAGTACTCGTTGGAGAAAAGAGTGGCAAAAATTAGGTTTGGAGGCAGGATACAATGCAATACCACAACAAGAAATGGATTGGCCTTTAGATCAAGATTTTTGGGATAGTCTACTTTCACATGTAAATGAATTAAGATTTTTATATATTAATGGTGGCGAGCCTTTACTTATAGACAAGCATGGTAAGTTTTTAAAAGAACTAATTAATTTAGATATAGCAAAAAATGTTACTATTGTTTATTCTACAAACTCAACGGTATCGGGTGAGGATTATGAGGATATCTGGAAAGAATTTTATAAAGTAGAAACAATGTTATCTATAGACGATATAGAAGGTAGAAATGAATATATGAGATACCCTTCGAAGTGGGACAATACAATAAAACAATATGAATGGTTTAAAGAGTTAGGTGAAAGACATGATAACATTAATACAACAATATGTCAGACAGTTTCTATATTGAACATATATTATCTAAGTGAATTCTACGAATACTTTAATGGTACACAAATATCCTGCAACTTTGTTACTAATCCTATGTATTACGATCCTGCAATATTACCACAGGACATAAAAGATACAATTATTAATAAATACAAAGGGGAAGTATTCTACGATACCATAAAAAATTATTTAGGTATAGAAAACAAAGGTAGAACATTACTTCAATTTTTTGATGTTACTAACAGACAAGATGTATTAAGGAAAGAATCTTATAAAGAAACATTTTCTGAATTTTATGATTTGATAAAAGAATATGACAGATAATTTAACACAAGACGAAATAGATATTGGCATACGAGCTGAAGATAAAGGTGGCGATGAAAATATACCTTTACTTGATACAACTAAGTGTGCATTACCTTTAATACATTTACATACTTGGCCTAACAAAAATGTTTTTGCTTGTTGTTTGGGTGGTTACGATACTAAAATAGGTTCCTTAGAAGAAGGTACACTACAAGAAATATTTAACAACGATATGATGAAAGACATACGAAAGAAAATGTTAAATAACGAAAGACCAAGAGAATGTACTAACTGTTTTAAGGAAGAAGATACCGGAGGATTTTCATTTAGAAAAACTGCTAATAGAGATTTCAAACATCATTTAGATAAATGGGACGATGTTAAGGAAGACGGCACACTAGAGAAAATGGACTTAGCATATTGGGACTTTCGTTTTTCAAATGTATGTAGTTTTTCTTGTCGTAGCTGTGGTCCTCAGTTAAGTTCGGGTTGGTATAAAGATACTAAAAAGATGTATGGTAGTTTGAATTTTGAAGACAACTTTAATCTTATAAAAGAAAGAACAATAGAAGTATGGGATCAACTAGAACCTCACTTCGATACAGTAGAAAGAATATACTTTGCAGGTGGTGAACCTTTAATGATGGAGGAGCATTATAGAATACTAAAAAGATTAATAAAGATGGAAAGAAGCGAGGTTGTGTTAATATATAATACAAACTTAAGCACATTAAATCTTAAGAAGGATAGTGTATTAGATTTGTGGCCACAGTTTGACCGTGTTGTTATAGAAGCAAGTTTAGATGGTAGTGGTGAGAGAGGAGAGTTTGTTCGTAAAGGTTTAGTGTGGGATGAATGGAAGGAAAATAGAAAACAAATTGAAAAGGCATGTCCTAATATAGAGTTTAATATTAACTATACAATAAGCATACAAAATGTTTTACATGTAAGAGAATGTATGGAAGAATTAATAGACATAAAAGCAATTAATAGTCCTCACAATTTTAGATTTAATCTAGTACACCACCCTGTATGGTTAAATGTTATTATGTTGCCAGATCATATGAAACAAACAATAAAAGATTATATGGAAGAATGGAAATTGGATATAAACAAAGACTATCCTAGATTAGCTAGAGGCTCTATAACAGCGGCTATAAATTCTTTCTTAGAGTATATGTTTTCTGAGAAAGGAAATCCTAAAATGATACAACTATTCTGTAGACAAATGGAGATGATAGATTCTGTAAGAGATGAATGTTGGCAAGAAGCAATACCAGAAATGGCTTGCTTAGATCCTTTATGGAAAGGGGTAAGAAAAGAATTAAATACATTAGCATTAAGATATGAAACCGGGAGATTATTAGGCTATGAAAAATAAAGCATTATTATGTGGTGGACACTCTAAATTTGGAAAAGTGTTTGCCGAACTATTAGAAGAACATTACGACTTAACTAACTTAAACAGGCAACAAATAAATTCGCCTGATATATTAGATGATTTAGACGACGATTATGATTTTATTTTCTTTAATCATAACAGGGGCACAGGAGGATTTGAAGATCTAAATGAAAGTATAAAAATTAATTGTATGTTGCCTTACAGAATTGTTAAGAAACAAAAACAATTAAGAAAGGTTGGTTGGATGATTACAGGCGATTGCCATTTAAATATGGGTTATCCTACAAATCACTATTCATTAGATGAGTCCTTTCAATGTTATGTAGTTATCAAATCTATACACATGGCACAACAAAGATATTTTTCTCAACAATATAATACCTTTGTATGTGATCCTGGTATGTTAAATGATGAAAACCATTTTAGTAAAGCAGAAGAGTTATTAGGATTTTCTTTATCAGATGACGAGTCCGATTTGATATACATGAACCGATGAAACAAATAGATCCAGATCACCCTATATGGGAAGTTGATTTTTCTTTGCCAGATATAGAATGGCAACAGAAGGATGACTATGTTCAAGAAGGTCTGGAGATGACAAATTTAAGGCATGAACTATTTTGTCCTGTACAGGAAGATTATTTGAAATGGTTGGATGCTTGGAAAACACAATTATTTCAAGTTATAAAACCTTTTAGAAAAGAGGAAACTACACCTCCTGTTGCAGTTAAGATGTGGAAAAGATATTTACAAACAATACACTTTCCAGGTGGTTTTGAAAAATACTTAAATATACTATTAGATAAACCTGGTTTTATTATGAATCCACATGAGGATAATAGATATGTTGTAGGTATATTACTTGTTAATTTACAAGACAATCCTACAGGAACATACTTTACAAGCATAGATTACAAGCTTCCTGGAACTAAAGGAAAGGGTGTATTTTTCTTAAATCATAGTAATACAATGCACGGTATTGAACAAAAAGGACCAGGAGATAGAATAATAGCATACCAACATATATCAATCGGCCACTTAAAAGATATAAATAAAACTGATGGCTAAGGTAATACAATTTCCTAAGAAGGAACCAAAGCCCAAACTTATAAAGGGCTATAGGATGTCCTTCTATACAGAGGACGAAATAGATCTAGCGCTTTTATGTATCAATACATATGGCTGGAATCGTATCGGCTATACTAGAAACAATCTTAGTAAAGTAGACCCTTTGTACATAAAAGATTGTTTAATACGAGGCTATAATTCAGATTTGTTTTCTTATCCAGCAAGGAAGCTTATAAATAAAATTATAGACGGAATGGAAACTATTGAGGTTAAGGCTAACTAATATGCCAATATACACATTTGAAAATACAGAAACTGAAGAACAGTTTGATATGATGATGGCCATAGCAGATAAAGAAAAATGGCTGGAAAAGAATCCCCACATGAAACAAATTATTACTGCACCAAACTTAAATTTTGGTGGTGTGGGAGATCGTACGAAACCAGATAAAGGTTTCCAAGATGTTTTATCAAGAGTAGCAGACGCTAATCCTTATTCACCAATGGCAGATGACTTTGGTAGAAAGGATGCAAAGTCTGTTAAAATTAGAGACACAGTTAAAAAAGTTAAAAAACGAGTCGGTAATTTGATGAGTGAATCAAAACCGGACAATGTATAAAGGAGGCAATAAGAAAATTATATCATGTTAGATAAAATCAACTAACAGGAGAACAATTAATGGCTAGAAGAAATCTTCAACTAGTTCAAGACAACAAACAAAAAGGCAGGCGCTCGACGCCACTAAAAATACAACCAAACGATCTATTCAGATTTGATCCAATTACAGACACTCAATCCTTATTTTGGCAAAAGTACAAAAAGAAAGATGCATTACTCTTACACGGCTCTGCTGGTACAGGTAAAACATTTATTGCTTTATATAAGGCTATGGAAGATGTAATTAACAAAGGAGGCCCATACAATAAATTAATTATTATACGAAGTGCAGTACCCTCCCGAGAAATAGGACACTTGCCTGGTGACTATGGAGAAAAGATAGATGTTTATTCCATACCATATCAAAATATGATGGACGAACTCTTTCCTCAAAAAGAGAAACCATATGACAGACTGATGGAGCAAAAGAAATTATACTTTATGTGCACCTCGTTTGTTAGAGGTATTACATTAGATAATGCAATCATACTTGTTGATGAATGTCAGAATATGAACGACATGGAAATTAACAGTATTATGACAAGAGTAGGACATCAATCTAAAATTATATTTTCTGGAGACTTTAGACAAACAGACTTATATAAGAACAATGATAAATCAGGACTTAAGAAGTTTATACAAATAGCGGAGAATATGCCGTCATTTGATACAATAGAGTTTGGTCCTGAGGATATTGTTCGTTCAGAATTAGTCAAAGAGTACATATTAGCAAGGGTAAATTACGAAGAAAAATACGAATAAGTGCTTGACTTTTGGTCCTAAAGAGTGCATAATGTACGCATGAAACTAAAGAAAGCCATCGAATTTGCTACTAAAGCACATGAAGGACAGACTAGAAAATACACTGGTGAGCCCTACATTGTACACCCTTTAGAAGTAGCTGATATTGTAAAGACTGTAGAGCATACAGAAGAAATGCTTATGGCAGCAGTTCTACACGACACCGTAGAAGATACTGATACTACAATACAAGACATAGACAGAGAGTTTGGACCTGTTGTGGCTCAATTAGTAGAAGAATTAACTGATGTTTCTAAGCCAGAAGATGGTAACAGAGCCTTCAGAAAAGGGTTAGATAGGGAACATTCAGCACAGGCATCTGCCCAAGGACAAACAATTAAGATAGCAGACCTTATAAGTAACACTAAGTCTATAACAGAACATGACCCTCATTTTGCGAAGGTTTACATGAAAGAAAAGGCTTTATTGTTACAAATCCTTGATAAGGCTGATAAAATTCTTTTGAAAAAAGCACAGAAAAAGGTTGACATTTGGTTCAATTGAGTGCATAATGTATGTATATTAAATAAAAAGTGAGGACTAAATAATATGAAACAAGAACTAATAACTAAAATCGAAGGACTTTGTAAAGCAATCGAAGGACAACACTTCAAAGCTTTCCCAAGCCTTAAAGACTACGGTGTTACTTACAAAGCAGGCCGTAAATTCTGTAAAATTATTATTACTGACGGCAACGGCGGTGATAGATCTGTATGGGGTTTCGTTAACCTAACACATGAAAAGTTCAACGAAGGCGATGTACTTAAAGCAGCCGGTTGGGCAGCTCCAGCTCTTAACAAAGCTAGAGGAAATGTTTTAAACGGTTACAGAGTAGGAGCTAGAGAACAATATGGTCCTGGTTACTTGTCTGGTTACTCAGCAGGTGGAACTAGAGACGGAGGTCTAGTTTAATGGAAGATAGGGAACACGAATATCTAATGAGCGTCCAGGATGAACTGAGCGCTCATAATGACGCAGCCCAAGAAGCACATCACATGGAACAAGAAGAAGCCCAAGCAAAAGCAGAAGGTTTTTGTATCCATTGTGGTTCCGATATAGATGATTGTACAGGATATAAATGCTGGATTAGATAATGTTTATACACGAGTCGGTTGACTTAGCTCAACTGAAAAGAAAAAATACTGAAGAAGGGCGTCGTTATGAGACGCCCCAAGGTGCTCTTTATCCTTCGGTAACGACAATACTTTCCCACAAGTCAAAGCCCTTTATACAAGCATGGCGAAAACGAATAGGTGAGAAAGAGGCAGACAAAATTTCCTCACGAGCAGCTCGTAGAGGTACAAAAATTCATCATCTTGTTGAACACTATCTCAACAACGATACAGAAAAAGAACAAGAAGGTATCTTAACATTAGATTATATTGATAAAGAAATGTATATCAATATGAAAGATCTGTTAGAAGATATCAATAATATTAGATGTTTAGAATCTACAATGTATTCAGATCACTTACGATTGGGTGGACAAGTAGATTGTATTGCAGAATATAAAGGTCAACTTTCTGTTATAGATTTCAAAACATCTACAAAAAGAAAAACAAGATCACAATGCTATAATTACTTCATACAATGTAGCGCTTATGCTATTATGTTCGAGGAACATACAGGCATACCAATCAATAATTGTGTTATTCTAATGACACAACAAGACGACGGTCCAGTGGTATTTACTGCTACAAGAGACGATTTCGTACCTAAACTTATCGAAGCTCGAGATGCATACGAGAATAGATAGGACGATTTGTATAAATAATACAAGGTGACGATAACAATAATATAATAATAATGTCATCGAGGAGTAAAAATGAAAAGGATACTAGCTATCCTTCCTTTCCTTTTTATTGTAGGTTGTGCCTCAGTAGCGACAGGCATAGACACAGCTAGAAATGTAGTAGCAACAAGCGTCTCAACCGTTACAGAGGCAGGTGCTTCTATGGTTGGCGCAGTAGCTAAAGATGTTTCTGATGTTGTTTCTACAACGGCAGAAGTAACTGCTGGTGTTGTTGATACTATAGGCGATGAAGTCAAGGACCAAGCAAAAGAGCTTGAAGTTAAAGAACCTGACTTCCCTACAGGAGAATTAAAGGACTAGGTAAAGGATCAAACCAATAAGGGGTGGCTGTAAAAGGCGCCCTTTGTTGTCTTTGCACTATTGATATAATTAATTGTTACAATTGGCAGAATTATTCCTGTAAATACGGCCAACCCTTATAAATAAAAGTGATATATAGATTCCATCTATATGTTTATATACAATTAATTAATAGGAGAGTCTCATGACCACAGCAACCTTTGGCGAGGTAGCGAAGTTCATGAAAACCAATGTTGAAAAGATAAGAAGCAATGACAAAGTTTGTCTTGTCTGCGATGCGATTCAATTAGTAGCGCTTATGATCTTCCCGCTATTATTGCCAGTATTTTTAATATATGCACAAATGGGCCACTTATAGGACCTAATAGTGCTGGATGGGCGGTAGAAATATCGCCCATTCTATTCTGCGCTTATAAATAATTATGTTATTAATGGAGATGAAAATGAAGCAGATCGTTGCTTTATTAATTGTAACAGGGTTCCTAGCAGGTTGTGGGGCTCAAGTCTCATTAACAGCTTCTGTACCAGAAGGCAAAGACTTAGATGTTACAATTAAAACCTCAGAAACCCCGGGAAACTAGATAATCAACAACAAGACCCGTATGTTGATTTTCCTACTGGGCAATTAAAGTAATACAATGGTCCTATAAGGTCTTGTAATATACTCCCTACGAAAGTATAATAAATAACTATTATGCGTAAAAAGAAACTTAAAATCAGGAATCCTGTAGCCCGTTATGCTAAATTGTTTAACAAGGCCACAGTCGTGCCTGATAAAACTAAGTATAATCGAAAGAAGGATAAGAAAGTTTCTGACGCTGATATAGACTAATAAAGGAGGAACCATATGCGTAAGTTATGGATAACATTACCGATATTATTTTTTGGTTATGTAGGGCAAGTAGAAGCCAATAGTGATGTACATTGTTTGGCAGAAAATATTTACCATGAAGCCCGAGGTGAGTCTACAGCAGGTAAAATGGCTGTGGCACTTGTTACACTTAACAGAGTAAAGGATGAAAGATTCCCTGATACTGTTTGTGGTGTGGTAAAACAAACTAAATTTTATCCTAGTGGAAGGATAGATTTACATTCTTGTCAGTTCAGTTGGTATTGTGATGGTAAATCAGATAAACCAAGCGACAAGAAATGCTGGGACGATGCGTTACTAATTGCACAAGTTATGATATCATATAGTGCAATAGATGTAACAGGAGGTGCCTTGTGGTACCATAGTCGTAAAGTACAACCAGAGTGGTCTATGGTTTATATAAAAACAGTAAGCATAGACAACCATATCTTTTATAAAGACCTTGACTAAAGCATTGGAAGATCATATAATAAGCACATGTTAACGGATATACCACATGTGATAGTTACAGGCGGTTGTGGTTTTATAGGATCACACCTTACGAAACATCTATTGACGCAAGGTTTTTGTGTTACGGTTGTTGATGACAACAGAACAGGAAATGTATTTCACAGTCATGACAGCGTAGAGTATCATAAATGTGATGTTGTAGATTTCAACCCACACAAAAATTCTATAGAACCACCTTCCGCCATTTTTCATTTAGCAAACAGCCCTCGAGTAAGGAGGGCTTTGGAATATCCTACAGAAACGATTGTAAACAATATAGGAACAACATGTGCAGTAGCAGATTGGGCTAGAATATTTAATTGTAAATTATTCTTTTCTACATCTTCTAGTACACAATATGCAGAGTCTTTAAACAATCCTTATACATTTAGCAAGGTTGTTTGTGAGTCTGCTCTAAGCATGTACAGAGAATTGTATAGTTTAGATTATGTTTTAATGTATTTCTATAATGTATATGGACCTGGCGAGGCAGACTATGGGCAATACAGCACAGTCATTAGAAAGTTTAAACAGGATTATTTGGCAGGAAACCCTTTAACAATATATGGCAAAGGAGATAAAGAGCGTGATTTTACACATATAGATGATGTAATACAAGGAATGTTACAACTTACAGCAGATCCTACTAGCCCTTCTATTGCACATTTTGGAAGTGGTAGTCCTAGATCAATAGCATCAATAGCAGATTGTTTTAAGCATCCCGTTGTACATTCATTTGACAGAAAAGGAGAGGCACAGAGAACACATTGTGAACTTCCTTATATAGAACCCACGCACGATGTACACGAATATATAAAGAACTGGGTTCAGGAGAATAAAAGTGGAACCAAAACTAATAATTGATAATACAATAAAGATGACAGAAGAAAAAATAAGTGACATATTTTTAGTAACAAAAGAGTTTCATACCTCTACAGAGTTTTCTCAGTTTATTGAAAAGATGGCTTTTAATACACAATCACCCTGCATGGATATTGTTGTAGATTATTGTATAAAAAAGGAAATTGAAATAGAAAGTATATCTAAATTTTTAACAGCTTCTTTAAAGTCTAAGATAAAAGAAGAAGCATTAGACTTAAACTTACTAAAAGAAAAGAGAAAAAATAAGTTACCATTGTGAAAATTTTTGTATCAATAGCATCATATCAAGATCCTATACTTAAATATACAATTAAATCTATTACAGAGAATGCTAAGTATAAGAACGATTTAGTATTAGGAGTATTTGATCAAGCCGAGGAGACTCTCACAGACTTACCTAGTAATGTAAGATATAAATCCTGTCACCCTAAAGAAGCTAAAGGTTGTTGTTGGGCAAGAAGTACAATACAAGAAGAATTATTTGAGGGAGAAGATATCTTTATGCAAATAGATTCACATACATTATTTGCTGAGGATTGGGATAAAAATTTATTACAAAAATATGAGGATTGTAAAAATTGGTTTGAGAAACCTTTAATAACAGGATATCCTAGAGGTTTTGATGTTATTGTAAAAGGACAAGGATTTTTTAATTCAGACGAAGAGTATATTTTTAAGAAAACAGACAAGAATACAAATACTCATATTATGACAATTCATTTACCTTTTAATGATGGATATCATTCAGGACAAATAGCAAAAGGAATGAATGACAGTAAGTATTATAGGGGTTTTGGTTTATCAGCAGGACTTATATTTACAGAAGGAAACTTTGTAAAAGAGGTTCCTTACGACCCTAGAATTTATTTTGGTGGAGAGGAAACAACATTAGCAGTAAGAGCTTTTACACATGGTTATGAATTAGTTCATGTTCCTGATACACCTTTATGGCATTGGTATAATAGTGATAACCAAGAATTAAAAAGAGAATTGCATTGGAACATGCACGAACAAGACGAAGAGTTAAAAAAAGCAAAAGACGATTATATTGCATCTGCTAAGAAAGTAGTTGACAATGTATTACAAGGCAAAGATACTTTATATGGTTTAGGAGATAAAAGAACATTAAAAGACTTTGCAGGACTAAGTGGTTTAGATTATACGAACAAATCTGTACAGATGGATAAATGTTTATTCAAAGAATATGAAGAAGCAGGTTTTACATTAGATGATGATTTTGAATGAGTTACGAAGATAAAGGATTCCAGGCATACAATTTATACCTTTCTATAAGAGCACACTTTCATGGTGGCACAGGTAAAGATTATGATATTACAAAAGCCCCTAAACAGGTTAGAGTGTCTTATGAAAATTACAGTAAGAAAGCAAGTATAGCATCTATGTTTCGTATATTAACAGAACGAAATGATTACGATACTATACATGATATAATCGTATCTAACTTTGCTCATGGAGACAAATATGGAGGCATGCCATTTGATAGTAATGCAATGGATGTCTATAAAGATTGGGTATCAAGAAGAAACAAAAGATCATACCAATTTGAACAAGATTTAAATTCTATATATGATAGAATGAAACAGGATAATATAGAGGATTGTACAGTAGATTCTGGGCACCCTCTTATTATAAAGATGCTATTAGGAAAGCAAATAGCATTGGAGACAGTCGTTATAATAAACCGTGAATTAAATTTTATTGATGATTATAAAGACGATTTGATATTGAAGGATACATGTCTAACGGTAATAAAATATACACCATTCTTAGAACAGAGTACCAAACAGATGTATCTGAAACATCAAAGTCTTATAAATAAAATTGCTAGGACTAGAAATAGTTCTAATACAACGAAAATAATATAACGCAATACAACGCAAATACGGAGGAAAATATGTCGTTAAATACACTTTCACAACTACGCCAACAGCGCGGAAATTTCGATACCCTAATGAAGGAAGTCGAAAAAATCTCAAACCCACAGTCAAACTTTAAAAAAGGTGACGACCGTGAGTGGAAACCCACAGTAGACTCAGCAGGTAACGGTTATGCCGTTATTAGATTCTTGCCCTTATCTAAAGGTGCAACGGATACTGAAGTTCCTTGGGTAAGAATTTTCAACCATGGATTTCAAGGTCCTGGTGGAAAATGGTATATTGAGAATTCTCTCACAACTCTAAACAAACCTGATCCTGTTTCAGAATTAAATACTGAACTATGGAACAGTGGTGTAGACGCTAACAGAGAAATTGCTCGTAAACAAAAAAGACGCTTGAACTATTGGGCTAACATTTTGGTAGTCGAAGATCCAAGCAATCCAGACAACGAAGGTAAAGTTTTTATCTACAAGTTTGGTAAAAAGATCTTTGATAAGATCCAAGATGTTTTGAAGCCAGAGTTTCAAGACGAGAAACCAGTTAATCCTTTCGATTTTTGGGAAGGAGCAAACTTCAAACTAAAAATTAGACAAGTAGAAGGCTATCGTAATTATGATAAAAGTGAATTTTCTACGCCTTCTGCTGTTGCAGATGATGATACTAAGATTGAAGAAATTTGGAATAAACAATATGACTTAGGTACACTTGTTTCTTCAGATCAATTTAAGTCTTATGAAGATTTGAAAGCTAAATTGGATATGGTTTTAGGTTCTAAAACTGTACCTACAGCGGAGTCTATCTCAGCACAAACTAATGATGCTGCTGATGATAACTTTGTTGAGGCTGTCAAACAAGCAGCACCTGCACCTGTAGCATCAGAACCCGTTGTCGAAGATGACGATGATGATACACTTTCTTACTTCAAACAGTTAGCTGATGAGAAGTAAATAAAACATAGAGTTTTGGGAGGCTCCTTACGGAGCCTTCTTTTTATCTACATAAATAGTAGTATGTTTAATTTATCCTACACTACAAAGGTAGCAGTAAAAATTGTTTTATTATATGCAGTAGCATTAATTTGTGTTCCTTTGTGGTTTATATTTGAACAACCCTCAATCGGCGAAGTCATATTTTGGTTTGCACTAGCAGCATTTGTTTCACGAATAGCAAATGTAGGATATCATAGATGGCTTACACACGCACAGTTTATACCTAGTTGGTTTGGCAGAAAATTAATGTTGTGGTTTATGGTAATGACAGCAGAAGCACCTCCAGGACATTATGTAGTATCTCACTTACAACATCACGCTAACACAGATGAAGATGGAGACCCTCATGGTCCTAATCAAATAGGTTTTAAAAGACTATTCTTTGGACAATATGATGAAGTAAAACCTCGAGTAGGTTTCCTTAGACACTATTCTAAGCAAAAGGATGCACAATTCGTTACAAAACATTATTGGTTATTATACTTAATTAATTGGATTGTGTTTGCTCTTATAAGCAAATGGCTTACAGTATGGTTAGCATTTATGTTTGCTTGGAGTTGGATATGGTTTCTAGTTATTAATTGGGGAGGACATGGAGGTAAAAAAGGAGAACCTACAAACCTAAATTGGTTATGTAATATCTTCATGGGAGGAGAAGACTATCATAAAAATCATCACGACAAACCGGGACGATTAGTATATGGTAAGTACGATACAACAGGCAGATTTATTGTGCCTTTACTATTAAAATAATTATGTTTGATATACCTATATACCACAAATCAGATATAGCAAAAGAGTTATTACCTCATCTACAAACAGAGGTTCAAGCAGAATACGATAGAAGAGAATTTTACGAAAAAGCAAATCCTGAAATGGGAAGTCATTATAGAAAACTTTCTGTATATGATGAGAAAGGAGAACATGCATCTGTTACACTTTCAGACCCTATGGTAAATATAACTCATTACCCAGAATTACAAAAAATAATACATACACACGCAATAGAATATTTAAACAGTTTAACTTCATTTCCTTTTGCAGATATGTTGGAAATGAATTGGAATCATTATTCTTGGTGGTCCTGTTTTGACGGAGGAGATAGTTATTCATGGCACAATCATAGTCAGTTCTTTCTTATAGCAACTTACTATTTAGAGTGTGATGAAGAACATACACCTATAGCATTTAGAAATCCTATAGGAAATTTGTTAGAAGCATGGTTACCAGGCAAAATGACGGGTATAGATACAGAGGTTGTTATAAAACCTAAAACAGGAGATTTAATGATTTGGCCAGCATGGTTAGAACATTATGTATATAACAAAACTTTGTGGCAACTAGAACAACAAAACGATCCTAATTTAACTACACATAGAGGTGGTAATTGGAATAAGATTGTTGCAGGACATAATCCTAAAAATTCTAGTTACGAGTCTATAAGAAAAAGTATTACTATAAACTATATGAAACCAGCAGAATTGTTTGGTTGGCATATTAAAAGAACGGGAAACAATAATGAATAGAGAAGAAGTTTACGAACAACTAAAAATAGATGAAGGAGTAGTCTATGCAATCTACAACGATCACCTCGGGTATCCCACCTTTGGAGTCGGTCACCTTATCAAGGAGAGTGACACGGAACATGGAAGGCCAGTTGGAACTCCAATTGACGAAGAAAGAGTTAGGTCGTGTTTCGAACAAGACCTTGACATTGCCATTGGAGAGTGTTCAGCTTTATACGGAGAGAGGGAATTTGGAGAACTACCCGATCCAGTCCAGCAAATCTTGGTTAATATGATGTTTAACATGGGACGAACTAGACTATCTAAGTTTAAAAAAATGAACGCAGCTATAGCAGAAGGAGATTGGAAAACTGCAGCTGTTGAAGGTAGGGATAGTCGTTGGTATAACCAAGTTAGAAATAGAGCTGAAAGATTGATGAAAAGATTGGAAGTAGTTTAGACCATTCGTCTATCATAATACCTTTCAATGGTACTATAATTATTTCTCACGCCTGGTGAGCCTATAGCAACTGCTACTTTACTGTCTGCTTTAGGAGCTGCCGGTGCTTGTGTAGTATTGTTTACTACAACGGGAGCGCTAGAATCCATAGTATCTGCCTCTTTACCTAAACGAGTCATGTTATCCACAGCTTGTCCTGTGGGCGATACACTTGATTCAATACTGCCACGGGGCGAGTTGGGGTGGACTGCATCCCATGTTCTCCGAGATATCTCTTCCTCACTAAGTCCTGTATCCTTTAGAATTTGAGCGTGCTCTTTCATAAATTCTTCATCATTCTCTGCAGCCAGTGGATTGAATATATTGTATCTTTGGTTCATTCCGCCTTCCATTGTCGCTCTATCCATTTCTGATACTTCTGTTCCAAATGGACCTTGGAAAGTTTCGTTGTTAAACACTGCTGCCGAGGCTGATGTACCTTCAAAGTCAAGGTCAGTTCTGTCTACTCCTCCTATTGCTTGAATTTCTCCTTCATTATTCATTAACGCTTTTACAATGGCAGCATTTTTAATAGCGGCTTTATCATTATCTGATATATCTTCTCCCGCTTCTTTCAATAGTTTATCTTCTATCTGTTTAGCTTCTTGTTTAATTTTGCCTGCAAGAGCGCTATCTTTATCTTCAATTTGTCTCATTGCTGTATCAGCTTGTGCGTTTGACTCTTCTAACTCACTTGCACTAACTGGAATAGCATCTGCTATTTTACCACCAGCTTTCTTGCCTAACCAACTACCACCAAAGTAACCAATAGCTCCACCAATTAATCCACCAATTGCTGTTCCTACAACAGGAACAACAGAGCCAATTGCTGCACCAGCAGCTGCTCCTGCTATAGCTCCTCCTGCTCCACCTGTACCTTCACCTATTGCCTCACCTTTTGCTACTTGTTCTTCTTCAGCTGTTAATTGTCCGGCATCAGCCATTGCCTCAGCTTCTCTACTTCCAGATACTGCTGTATAAATCCCAGCCCCTACACCAGCTACAGCTGCTAATGGGCCTCCAAATCTAGCTGCGCCTTTAAGTAATCCTTTTGCTCCTCTAGCAAATCTTCCACCTTTACCTTTACCTTTACCTTTATTCTTACCGCCTCCGCCAACGGGTGGAAACATTCCTCCACCGCCTCCGCCACCGCCTGATGCAGTTTGTTCTAACTGTTCTAATATTTTTTGTAATGTTTCTTCTGTTGCTGGTTTGTCAGAATCTTTAGATGTACCCGATCTTCCAGATACTAATTTTTCTCTTTTACTTTGTTTTCCTGCTGCTCCTGTACCAGCTGCTTCAAGTGTTTCAGATGCTTGAGCTACACTTTCTCCTGATGTACCATCTATTTGAACAACATCTCCTCCAGGTGTTCCTATACCGTATTGTTCGCTCCATTCTTTTTTCTTCTTATCTTCCCAAGTTTCTTTAGGATCGCCTGTAAGACCTAATCCTTCATCTCCTTGCATACGCTCCATTGCGTCTTTTTGACTTTCAATTTCAAACCCTTGTTGTACATTTTCTTGGAATTGTAGTCTGCCTTGTAGTCCTTCTACATTAGCTAATTTTCCTGTGCCTGCTTTACCGAAGAATCTATCGGCTCCAAATGCCTCACCCAATCCTTTCTTAGATAAAATATCTGTTCCTGCATTTATACCTAAGAAATTTGTTTTAATTCCTGTTCCTAAATTTTTAAGAAATCCACCTTGTGATTTATCTGCTACAGAATCCAGGCCTAATTTACCTGCTAGTTCTTCACCACCTGTCTTTTTTAATTTTTCAATTTTTTCCATTACATCTTTTTTAGTGCCTTTGCCTGTTTGCATGGCTGAAAAAGCTGCTGTTAATTCTGATAAACTTCCTTGTGCTGCCTCATTATTGTCTAATGCTTTTTGTACTTCTGCTGCGTTATATCCTATGTTTTTAGAAAGTTCTGCTGCTCCCTCAGAGGCTCTAAATTGGGAACCAGATCTTGTTGTACCCACTAACCCTTGTGATATTCTAACATCTTCTGCTAACGCTTTAACAGGGTCTGTGGCTGTAAATTTGTTTGTATCGGCGTCTCTGAATTTGGCAGTTCCTGTTGTATAATCTCCAGCTCTTTTAATATTTTTACCACCAATTCTTAATTGTTCACCTTCTTTAAATGTAAGCATTCCGCCTTCATTCTTCCATTGTCCACTTAATTCGTCACCTGTTATTTTTTGTTTGTTTAAACTTTTGTCAGTAGTTTTTACATTCTTACCCAAATCATGAATGTCTGTTACATTCCTTTCTCTCTTTAATGCAGCCTGATCTCTATCATATTGTGCTGCGTAGTCGGCGTCTGACATGCCATATCCAGAACGCTTATCTTTTGTATCAAGTTTTTTACCTGATCCTGATATTGTAGTTTTATCTGCAGTCTTTTTAATTTGTTCACTATCTGCTGCTAGTTTAGAATCTGTTTGTGCGCTTGCTGATTGTGTATCGGATACTGTTTTTTGTATATTATCTAACCCGTCCAGTTTTTTCATTATCTGTTGGTTTTGTTCTAATATAAGTTCTCGAGCTACTTTTGCACCCGTGTTATGTTTCCTTTGCTTTTTATTATCATCTATAAGTTGCTTCTCAACAGCTGCAGTCTTAGCTCTGTCCTTCCTTTCAACATTAAACATAATGACTTCTTTAGCAATTTGAAGTGCATTAGCTTTTTTGTTAGATTGGGCGTCGTCTTTTAATTGAGATGTATCAGCAGCAGTATCGTCGTGTCTTTCATGTAGAGCTTGTTCCAGCTCTTTCATTTCCGAAGACTGAGCTATATCCGACTCTTTCGGATCTAACTCTTTCATCTTTGCTAATATTTCTTCTATCTTTTTATCGGACATTTTTAATATTTCCTTGTTTCTGCTCTTTCTTTAGCCTTCTCAGCTTTCTGTTTCAGATGTAGAATTAGCATATTGACATAAACTTCCCTTTCCCAAGGCATCATGTTTTCTAGCTCTGTCAGACTATATTGATGCTCTTGCATTAACAAAAAGTTAGTCTTGTAATAGTTTCCAAGACTCTCCTGAGAAAGGATTAGGCGAAAAAATGTTCGTACCCATTGATATTAATTATTTGTTCTGCCTCACAATGTGGACATTTATAATCAATATTATGTGATAGAATAGGTATCGCTCTAAGAAATTCTCTCATTTCACCAAATGATTCTACAGGAAGATTTTCTACAAACTCTTGTAGCTCTTCTCTTGTAACATCATTAATACTAACTTCTTCCTCTTCTGTTATGATAGATTCTATACAGTTAGCAATAGTATCAATATCTGACTGTTTATCCTCAGCTACTACATCAAGAGCACGAGGATATCTCATTTTAATAACAAACTCTTCTCCTACTTTGACTTCATTGTCAGGTAAGGAGTCTAAACCTTTGACTGTTAAGTCTTTAAGTTCCATCTCATATTTTGTGGATTTTTTACATTCTCCACAAACAAGATTGAACTCTTGTGTGCTTCCTATTGAAGCCTCTCGAATTCTTATGAATAAGTCTTGCATATCAAACATAGCTAATTTAGTAGCATCGAGTTTATCGAATGTACAATTTTCTATAATTTGTCCACAAGCATTAATCATGTCTTTGAATTCTTCACTTTCACTAGCCAACATAAGAATCTTTTCTTCCTTTACAAGAAAGGGTCTGAACTTTACAGTCTCTCCTGTAGATGGAACAGTAGTCTCAAATATTGGTGTTTCTACTTTAGGTAATGACATATTTTATCTCCAAATTAATCATCAGAATTAAACGCAGGCAAGTAATCGCCACCGGTTCTAGTAAGCTCTCTATCAAGACCTGTTATAACTTCTTGAACATTGTTAGGATCTTGTGAGTAATGGCCTTTTTTACTTGGCACGAAGGAAACTTTTCCATCTCCATCTTTCTCCAATTTACCCGAATTCACTCCTGTGTTGTTCTCTTTGTATCCGTTACTAAGAACCATTTTAGCTTCCATATCACTTTTGTAAGGTCCATAAACTTCTGAAGAGTCCCAATACGCTGATGATATTATTAATGTATTTCTAACAGCACTTACAGTTCCACTAGACAGAGGTACCAAGTTAATTACTTTAGGCATAGCCTCATATAGAGTCCATTGTTTTTTAACATTGTCCTGTACATCTAATGCTTTAATAATTATTTCTGTTGTTACACTATCGGGATAACCTATTTCTTGGCTGACAGTATCAGCACAAGCGTTTACCCAATGTTCAAAGAAACTTCTCAAGAACCAATCTTGATCTGTAAGAAATGTAAAGTTAATTTCGTTTCCTAGGAAACCTACTTTTGTGTTTCTAAAGAAAGTCCAAGGACCTACATTATATTCTTTGTTACTTAATATCATACCAGGTATTTGTACTTCTTCACAAAATAGACAAACATCGGTTGTAAGATTTTTAACACCATCGGCAAATTGCCAGTTCTTAAGATCTTCATTTGCTCCGGGGCCTTCAATTAATTTACCAATATTGAATTCTACTTCAAATCTTTCTGCACGGGCAAAGGTTCTTTGTTTAAGTTCCTCTCTATACCGTTTAAAGGTTCCCCATGATTTTCCTTGAGCCACTTACTTTCTCCTACTTAATGCCGCTGTATTTACTGACATGCGTCGTTTTCTTTCTGGTTTTTCCATTGTGTTTTGATATACAGTTCTCTCTGTAGCTCCTACAAATTTTTGTACAGGAAGAAATATAGCTGATTTCCAATTTTTAGGATCTACTTCTATCATCTCTCCTGTTATATTAGCTGTTAAATATTTTTTAACAGAACCTCTAACTTCTGGGAACCTTGAGAAGTTTCTTACAGAAGCCCATGTTGATCTTAATGTACTTTTATCTGTAATATTTTGCTGATCTACAGGATATATTTTATCCAATAGATTAGCTCTAAATGTAGGAGCCAGATAATGTAAATTAATACCACTAAAACCTTGTGGCATAGGTTCTGTAATCACTACAAGAGGAACAGTATCATAATAAGGTAAGTCTGCTTTCCATTTAGGATCGTAAGAAAACATATACATTTTACCTACTTCTAATTGTCTAGCTTTTTTACCAAGATCTGTACTTCGTGCCTCTTGGAATGTATTAACTCCTCTAGCATAATCACGGACAGCACGAACATACCATTGGACTGATCTGTCCAAGTTATCTCCAGCTGCTTGTCGTATGTCTGCAAAAGGTGTCGCCATGTAAGTATTTATACTAGATACCCAATTCTTTTTCAGTAACTATCTTAAATTCCATGCCTTGAGCTTTACAAAAATCCTTTGCATGTTTCCATTTGGCCTCGTTTACTCCGTATTGTGCTATCTCTTGCAGATGTCTTTTGGTTCTACGCTTCTGAGGTGAGGGAGGTTTAGTAAATCTTTCTGGTTTTACTTCGATTAAATATTTCTTTATCTTATTTTTTTCTTGTACTTCTATATAGAAATCAACCATATACCTATGTACTTTATTGTCTAAAGGATTACGATAGGGTATTGCAATCTCTTCTGATACCCAACCTTTTATAGAACTGCTTAGATCACACCAGTTCATAAACTTTAATTCATAACTTGATCTATAGGTTATTGCATTGAAGTCGCCAAGATATTTCATTGGATTACGAGGAATAAACTTTCCTTTATATATTTCTTTGGCATAAACCATATAAATAAGAATATAAGTTAAATAACTATTTATTAGGATAATATATGGCAAGTTCCGATAAACATTTAGAAAGAGGAGGTACCTACTTCAAATACCCACAAGAACTAGGGCAAGCACAGTTTCCTCATGCTGTTAAATTTTATGTAAATGCTCGAAAAACTGTAGCAGTAAACAACGAAATTGCCGCTTTCGAATTTACTGACGAGGAAAGACAAAAATTTAATAATGAAAATAGATCCAGTTCAGAACAATACGAAACAGCAGCAATGATTTCTGGAGGTTTGGCTGCAGCTGTAGGTACCTATGCAGCAGCAAAAGGTATTACAGGAGAGGGTGTATCAGGCATGATGAGAACAGTACAAGTGGGTGCAGGTGCCGCTGTTGGTGCAGGAATTGCATCTGCAGTTGCAGATAATATGGAACAAGTAAGATTGAAGAATGCGATATCCTTATTCATACCTCAATCAGTCGTTGCAGGATATACAGCCAATTGGGACGAAGCAGATTTAGGACCTGTAGCAGGTATGTTAGGAACAGGCGGTATTTCTAGTGGCGATGCATTAGTGGGTAACGCAGCAGAACTTATAGGTAGAGGATTAGTATCAGGTGCAGCGAATATAGCATCCTCAGTAGGTATAGGAGATATTAACTTTAGTGGAATGTTTGAAGCTACAAGTAAGAAAGTAGAAAATCCATACAAAGAACAATTATTTAAATCAATGGGATTTAGGCAGTTTTCTTTTCAGTATAACTTTTCACCTAAAAACGAAGGTGAAGCAAAAGAGGTTCAAGACATTGTAAAATTGTTTAAAGAAAACATGCACCCTTCTGTAGACGAGTCAGGATTGTTTTTAATTTATCCTTCAGAATTTTCTATAGAGTTTCAATCATTAGATAGTGCCGGCGAGCTAGTAAGAAATCATAACTTACCTGCAATATCATCTTGTGCATTAAAAAATGTTAAGGTTACATATGGTCCTGATGGTATGTTTAACGCATTTAAAAATTCAGGCGGTATGCCAACTGAAACTACTATGGAATTACAATTTGTAGAACTAGAAACTCTCACAAGAGAAAGAATAAATGAATTGGAACCAACTCAAAAAGAAGTAGAAAAAGAAAAGAAAGAGGAAAAAGACCCTGAAGCACCCGTAGCCCAGAGGGGACATATAGGAAGGAGTATCTAATGTATTTTAAAGCACTGCCTAAAATGAAATATCCAGTTCCAACTTCTGACGGCAAAATTAAAGGTAAGATTGTTACTGATATTTTTAGGCGTGTTCAATTAGATAGATTTTTTACTAATAGACAAACATTAGTAGATATTATTCTTGACGATAACGACACACCAGAAAGTGTAGCATATAACTATTATGGCTCTACACAATATCATTGGTTAGTATTGTTGTCTAATAGTATTGTAGATGTGGATAGAGAATGGCCGTTGTCTTATAACCAACTTAATGATTATATATCAGATAAGTATGGAGCAAATAATTCTCAAGATGTACATCATTATGTAGACGCTACAAGAGAAGATATAATTGTAGATTGGGACGCAGGAAAATTAGCTGCTGGAGAAATAAAAGAAGTTACAAACTTTACATACGAAAACGATAAAAACGATAACAAAAGACAAATATTTTTATTAGATAAAAGATTCCTTAAGGACATAGTTACACAGTATAAAAAATTGGTGAAGTAATATCATGGCGGAAACAACCGACGAACAATTAAATAAACCCGGTGATGTAAGAGTAGATGAGTTATTCATCACATTATCTAATGGTGAAAATTATGATCTATTACCCTTCTTTGTAGAATTAAATTTATATGAAGATGTGTGGAATGTTTTCCTTTCAGGAAATGTTATTTTAAAAGACGCTATTAATTTAATTGGTACAGGACCTATTGCAGGTGGAGAAGGTATTACAATGAAATTAAGAACACCTACTTATGATGATATACCTGAAAATGTAATAGACAAAACATTTCAAATATATGCTATAAAAGATAGAGTTTTAAATAACGATAGAGAGCAAATTTATATACTACATTTTATTTCTATAGAAGGAATGAATGATCAAGGTGTAGTATTGTCCCAAAGATTCCAAGGTAATACAGGTGAAATAGCAGAAAAAATATATGCAGATTATGTAGTAGAATCTAGAAGACCCTTAGAAGGTACAGAACCTACAAAGATGCTTATAGGAGATTTACCACACGCTTCTAAAGTAAATTTTCTAGCAAACTTATGGACACCAATACAAACATTACAATTTTTATCTAAGTATTGTAAGGGCAACAAACACATAGGAGCTGATTTCATATTTTTTGAAAGTAATAAACAGTTTTATTATACATCAATACAAAATTTAATATCAGCACAAAGGGATTTAATATTTGACGAATATATTTATACGCCTCCAGGCATGGATTTGCCTCACAGAGATGGTGGAGAAACTTATACAGGAGTTAAATTACCTAAGACATTCGTTACTATAAGTTCTATACAAGTACCTAGAACAATTGATATTATAAATGGACAAGATAGTGGGTATTATTCTCAAACTGTAAGAGCATATGATTTGTTTACAAAAGAAAGAGTAGAACAGAAGTTAGATGTAAGAGAAGACTTTGATAAGTTTGCTCACACAGATCCTGGAATACCTATACCAGAAGGCATACAAAGAAATCCTTTTGCAATGACTACAATAAAAGTTTTAAATAGTGTAAACAATATGACACAATCATTTAACTTGCCAGGCTCATCATCAGGTAATTCAGATAATGAAAATATAATTGGTGCAAGTTTATATAGAGACAATTATTTTAATTCTTTCAAGGACTATACATTTGAAATAGAAGCTCCTGGAAGAACAGATATAGAAGTAGGAAGACTAATTAATTTACAATACCCTTCTCCTATAACTAAAACAGAAGATGTAAATCCAGACGATTTGTTTGATAAACAATTATCTGGTAAATATTTAATAACAGCAATAAGACATAAAATAGATACTGTTGCACATATAATGAAAATGGAAATAGTTAAAAATGGATTACCAGAATCCATGGGGGAGCCTGAATAATGAGTAGTTTAAAAAACTTTGGAAAATTAAATATACCAGATTGGATTTGGTGGATAGGTATTATTGAATCCAGAGCTGATGTAACACAGACAGGAAGATATAGAGTTAGAATAATGGGGTATCATACTGCTGATACTGAAGAATTACCTACAAAAGATTTACCTTTTGCCACCGTTGTTAATAGTGTTACAAATGCAAGCACATCAGGCATTATGGAAAATCCTAATCTATTACCTGGCTCAACAGTAGTAGGATTTTTTGCAGATGGAGAAGAAGGACAATTTCCTATTATACTAGGTTCTTTTGCAGGACTGCCTCAGAAAAAGAATGAAGATCTTACAATAGAAGATGGATTCAACGATCCAAATAAAAAATATCCTAGAGGAGGCTTTGATGAAGACGCTCCTGAAGGATTTGCAGGTGTAGGTGAACCAGACATTTCTAGACTTGCAAGAGGAGAGAAGGCAGAAGAACATTACAGTCTAGTTACTAAAAGAGCAGAAAGAGAAAAAGATATAAGAACAGCTTCTGCACCTACAGTAGAAGCAGACGGTGTATTAGATGATATATCAAATAAAGACTATGAAGGTAAAACATGGGAAGAACCATATGCAAGAGGACAAGGACCATATGATACTTTTGAAATGTCTGAATTCAAACCTAAGTATTGGGACTCACTTAAAGATTTAAAAGAAGGTGGAGATGGTGTCCCTAAAGAACCTGGAACATATACATCTATGTATCCTTTTAATCTTGTTAGAGAAACAGAAGCAGGGTTTACACAAGAAATAGACAATACAACAGGAAATGAAAGATATGCTTGGTATCATCCTGTAGGAAACTTTGAAGAAGTACAAGCAGACGGAACAAGAATTAATAAAATTAAAGGATCGGATTATGAGATTACAGTTAAAGACAAAAATGTTCTTATCAGAGGTTCTTGTAATGTAACTATTGCAGGTGATGCTAAATTATTAGTACATGGAGACAAATACGAAGAAGTAGAAGGCAATTACTTTTTAAAAGTACATGGAGACAGAGTAACTAAAATACAAGGCAACGATGCCAAGGTAGTTAATTCAGATCAAAACTACAGCATAGGAGGTAATAGATCTGTTCGTGTAGCATTAGACGACTCTGCTACAATAGTAGGAAAACAAACACAAACAGTTGCAAAAACAAAAACAGAATCAGTAGCTGGAAAAGTTTCAGAGGATTTTGGAGATGGGCAATTAACAAAAGTAACAGGCAATATAATACAAAGAACATCTAACGCATTCCAACAAATGGCAGGTGGTATTATGTCTATATTGTCTGGTTCAGATATGACATTAAAAACAGCTACCAAGATGACAGTAGAAGCACAAACAGAAATGACAATAGATGCTCCTACAATGTCTATAGATGGACCGGCTGGAAACATTACTTCTAATGATGTAACATTACATACGCATACACATGCACAAGGTAATGATACAAGAGGTGATGGACAATCGGAAACAAACGCACCAACAGGAGGATCATAATATGAGTTGCGGACCGTCAAAAGAATTATTAGCAGTTGCAGATCAAATAGATGCGTTGAACGCACAATTAGACGCAGCTATAATGGATATACCTGGCATGGGTGAACTTGCAGGATTAAAAGGCAAAGTAGAAGGAGAGGCACAAAAATTAAAAGATAAGTTAAGCGCTGCTTTACCGTCTATTAGTTTCCCTAATGTACCTTTTGGCCAACAGTCATTACAAGATCAAATAAAATCTGTAGCCGGTTTAATTGCATTAGGTATAGCGGGTAAAGATCAATTAGAGAATCAAATAGATTTTCTAAAAGCAAAATACAGTGGTATGGATGTTGATATTGATAATATTGCAGACTTGTTACGACAAGGAGCAATGGATTTAGACTCTATTTGTAAAATGGTTCCTAATATACAAACACAAGGAATAGATCTTACAGTAAAAGGAATACCTACATCTTTTCCTGATATAGATCCTGTAGCTATTATTAGAGGCAACCCTGTACCAGAGATGCCTTCAATAGATAATGTTTACATAGATAAGAATGTAAGATCAAAAGAACAAGCAGAGGAATTTTTAAATATTGAACTGCCTAACTTTGACTTTTAAGTATAAATACTAATATGGCTATACTTAAACAAAAAAGAGCAAGAATTTATAAAGACTTTGATCTCTCGTTTGGTAAAAATTCTTTATCGGGAGATATTAATAAAAAACTTGATGTAAATGCCGTGAAACAGGCAATGATTAATTTAGTCATGACTCAACCTTTTGAAAGGCCTTTTAATCCTTTACTAGGATCTGAGATAAATAATTTGTTATTTGAACATATGGATACTTTTACTAGCGATGCTATACAAAAGAATTTATTATATTTGTTTAGAAATTATGAACCCAGATGTAGGATAACGGATCTAAGAGTAAAACCTTATTATGAATTAAATGAATATGTAGTATCAATAGATTTTCATATTACAGGTATAAATGAACCACAAGAATTAGAAGTAAGACTAGAGAGGCTAAGGTAATGGCGCAATTAAATACAACAGAATTAGACTTTGAGAATATAAAAATAAATTTAAAAAATTTCTTAAAGTCACAGACAGAATTTTCAGATTACAATTTTGAAGGTTCTGGTATGGCAGTAATGATAGATTTATTGGCATACAATACACACTATCAAGGTATGTTAGCACACATGTTAGCTAACGAAAATTTTATAGATACAGCAGTTAAAAGAGAGTCTGTAGTATCTATTGCAAAAGCATTAGGTTATACACCGAGATCTTATTTAGGAGCCAGCGCAACAGTATCAATAACAGTTACACCTCCTGGTTCATTTACAGGAACCAATCTTACATTATCCAGAAATGCAATTTTTACAAGTTCAGTCAACGGTACAACATATAAATTTTATCCTTTAGAGGATGTTACAACAGCTGCTATAATAGATGAGGGTGTAAAGAAATTTGTTTTTACTGATCTAATTTTAAAAGAAGGATTAAGAACTGCAAATTCTTTTACAGTACAAGCAGCAAATCCTCAAGGCCCTTATATTATTCCTAATGAGAGTATAGACGCTACTACAATAAGAGCGAGAGTACAAACATCTTTATCTGATACATCTTTAACTACATGGAATAAATCTACAACATTATTAGATGTTAAAAACGATTCTAGAGTATATTGGTGTGAAGAAGGTATAGATGGTTTAACACAATTAAGATTTGGAGATGGTGTACTAGGACAAAAATTATCTGTAGACAATGTTTTAATTGTAGACTATATTGCAAGTTCAGGTAAAACAGCAAACACTGCTAAAACATTTTCAGCAACATCTACAATATCAGCAAGTGGAGAAACAGTTTCAGTTACCACGACAAGTCCATCATCAGGCGGTAATATACAAGAATCAGTAGATGAGATTAGATTTAATGCACCTCGTTACAACGCTACAAGAGATAGAGCAGTAACTGAAACAGATTATAAGACACTAATATTACAAAGCAATGCTAATATACAATCTGTTGCAGTGTGGGGAGGAGAGAAAAACGATCCTCCTATGTATGGAAAAGTTTTTATATCTCTAAATCCTGTACCAGGACAGGTTATCACAGAACAAGATAAAGATAATATTAAGAACAGTATTATTGATCCTAAAACACCTGTAGCAATTATGCCAGAGTTTGTTGATCCTGAATACACATACATACAGTTAGAAATTGATACTACATATGATCCTAAAATTACATCACTGGCAAAAGGACAAGTAGAGGCAGCTGTATTACAACAAGTAGATGCGTATTTTTCAAATCAATTAAACAAATTAAATAAAAGTTTCTATTATAGTAGACTACATGATTTGATTAACAAACAAACACAATCAATTATATCTACTAATATAAGATTAGGACTACAAAAAAGACAAAAACCTGTATTTAATACTACACATAATTATACGGTTAGTTTTAATCAAAAATTACAACCCAGAGAATTAGGAAGCACATATTTTGATATAGAAATATCAGGTGTTACACATAAAGCCATATTATCAGACACACCGGCATCTACAGTAGTTGCTCCTTCATATAGTGGAACAGGTACAGTTAATGCAATTGGAACAGACGGACAAAACTTAGGTGCAGTAGGCACAATAGATTACGATTCCGGAAAAGTAGATTTACCTTCCATGACACTTAAAAAATTATATGGAACAGAAACAAATTTAAGAATTAATGTTACACCACATGATAGTATTAAAGACATTACTACACAAGCTCTTATTAGAACTTCCGATACTAGCACAGCAGCAATCGTTGCTAAACCTTCTAGAAATACAGTTCTATTATTAGATGATAGTGTTTTGAATGCTACAATTAATACACTATCAGGTGTAAGAATAACAGCAACTAAAGAAGTAGAAGAAGTTTAATGGCGGATTATATCCCATCATTTTATAGATATGTAAAATCTATAACAGTAACTAATGGAGGCACAGGATACTTTTCTGGAACGCCTACCATTGAAATTACTGGCGGTGGAGGTACAGGAGCAACAGCTACAGCAACAGTATCTAGTGGAGCAGTTACAAGTTTTACTATTACAAACAAGGGTACAGGTTATACATCGGTACCTACAGTTACAATAACAGGTGGTGGCGGATCAGGCGCTGTTGGTACAGCAGTTTTAGATTCAGCACAGGACAATGCGTCTTTAGAAATAAGAAATAGAAGTTATTTAGTTAAAGAACAAATACCCGAACACATAAAAGATAGTTACCCTGTCTTTGTAACATTCCTAGAAAAGTATTATGCTTTTATGGATACAAATTATAAAGATCCAACAAACTATACTTCTGATATAGATTATACAAATACACAATTCTTAGATAAATGGAGAGGAGCATTAGTATCAGACTTCCCTTCATTACTATCAGTTGATAAAGCTTTTTTCTACAAAAGAGCAAAAGACTTTTATGAATCTAAGGGTAGTAGACGATCTATAGAAGCGTGGTTTAGAATAATATATGATGAGAATGTAGATGTAACTTATCCTTATCAGTATGTTTTAAAACCTTCTGATGGTATCTACAATGTAGAAAAAACAATTAAAATACAAGAAGCAGAACATGGCGGAGGTAGTTTAGAGCCTTTAAATTTAGAAGGTAAAAAGATTGATATACGATATTCTGAAACTACAGGTACGGTTACAGTAACAAAACATACAAACGCTAATGTTAAAAGAGTAGAAAAGAATACATATCAAACAAATGGTTTGACATTACAAAGATTTGAATTAGTATTAGACTTTGATGATGCTAATGTTACAACTATTAATGGACCAGGTGCTGGAGCCGTTGTAACAGCCACAGTATCCGGCGGAGCAATTACAGACTTCACAGTAACAGATGGTGGTTCAGGATATATTGCAGCACCAATAGTACAAATATTTCCTAATGCAAGCGATACAATTACAACAACTGCAACGGCACATGCTCTAGTAGAGAATGGAGTAATAAAAGATGTTGTAGTAGATAACGGAGGAGCAGGATATAACAATGCGCCTGGAATAGAGTTTGATACAGATACAATTAGATCTTATGTTGTAGATGATGGTGCAGGTAACGCAGACGAAGATATATATGGTTATCTTGTTAGAGTATTAACAAGTGTAGGATTTAAATCTTATAGTGGTTCAGAGGCAGACGCAGGATTTAAGATAGGACAAATTTATGCTATTAATGAAACTGGCGATGACGGTAAAGCGTATGCTGTAACAGGTTATTTTGCTGATGACTATACATTTATAGGTGGACAAAACGATGCCTTTATAAGAATAACAGCAGTAACAAGTGCGGGGCTACCTTCGGCGTTCACAGTAATTAATCCAGGATCTACATTCTTAAATGACACAGCAGATATTCAAATAACTTCTCCTAAAGGAGAAACATGTACAATTACATTAACAACAGGTTATCTATTCGAGTATGAAGGTAAATGGAAAAACGATCAAGGTAAATTGTCTGATGTTAATGTAATTGCAGATAACAAAAGATATCAACCATTCTCTTATGTAATTAAATCAGGCATATCACAAACCAATTGGGATAGAGGTTTGAGAGATACAGTACACCCTGCAGGTATGGAGGTGTTCGGAGATTTAATTATAAGAAGTGTGGTAGACTTTAATGTACTATACGAAGTCGAATCTACAGGATATACATTCTACATATTTGATGCAGATGATATTGTTACAACTGTTGAAACAGGTCCATTGTTTGACTTTACTAAACTTCTTACAGAGGCACCTAGTGCAACAGAGGCACATGCAATAGCATTTACACCAGGAGGTAAGACAGATACAGCACTTGCTACAGACCAAGGATCTAATCCTTATGTTGTAAGTGGATATTGGAATGATGATAGTGATGGTGTATCATCAGATAACTATAATATTGGAGATGAGCAATTTGTTAAAGCAATCTCCAAACCATTCACAGAAGTATTATCAGTAAATGATACAATAACAGAAAGTGATATAGACATATCATTCTTTAGAACATTTACTGAAACAAGAAATGCTACGGAGTCAATGGCAAAAGCATTTACTAAAGTGTTTGATGATGGTTTTGTAAACAATTATTGGACACCGGCAAATGGAACAAGCGCATATACAAATGACTTAGCAGATAATGGTGATTATCAGTATTATGTTGCAACAAGTTTAGGAGCGGTATCAGTATCAGACTCTGTTAATGTATTAAGAATATTAGGAGTTCAACCTACTGATACAGTTAGCGTAACTGAAGTTGCACAAATCGTGGCACAATTTAACATATCACCAAGTGATACAGGTACTGCACAAGAAAGTATAGCAGTTACATTTATTACATCATTTAGCGAAACGGGTACGGCTAGTGATGCCCAAGCGAAAACAATTGGTAAAGTATTAGCACATTCAACTTCTAATACTGATTCAGAAGTTTTAGCTCTTTCATTAGCAAAAACAGAAACAGTAACAACAAGCGATACAGATACATATTCTCTCAGCAAGTTTGCTACAGATACGACTTCAGGAGTTTCCGAAAGTCTATCAAGGACACTTACATGGCAGAGAACATTTACAGAATCGCCTAGTGCTACTGGACTTCCGATAAAAGCTCTATCCAAGCCTTTCTCGGATTCAGCAAGTGCTGGAGATAACTTGAGTTCTCAACTTACTAGGCAGGTAACAGCGTCAGATACTTTGAGCAACATTACAAGTACTCAAGTACTACAAATTAATAAAGCAGTTTCGGAAACAATATCTACATCCGAGGCTATAAACAGTATAAATACAAGTAAAGGATTAACAGAAACACCAAATGGTACAGAATCCTTAGCAAGTGCGCTATCCAAACCAGCAACCGATAGTAGTACTGCTACAGATACGGGTACTGGTAAGATGCAGGATTATGTAGATCCCACTTACTTAGACTCAGACTATGTTGGTTCTAGTTGGAACTTTACATAACGGATAAACATATTAGGAGAATAAAATGTTTAAAAATGATAAATCGAAAGCTACAGGTAAGCTTACCGTTGAAATCAAGAACAAGCAAGGCAAAGTAATCGACACTAGGGAAGTTAAAAACCTAGTAGTTGATGATGGCCTTGAGTACATTGCATCTAGAATGAAAGATGCATCAGCTACAGCTATGTCTCACATGGGTATAGGAACAGGATCATCAGCAGCAGCTGCTAGTGATACTGCTCTAGGTACTGAGGCAGCTAGAGTAGCTCTTACTTCTACCACAGTTACAGCTAATGCTGTTGCTTATGTTGCTTCTTTTGGAGCAGGTACAGGTACAGGAGCTATTACAGAAGCAGGTATTTTAAATGCAGCTTCAAGTGGTACTCTTCTTTGTAGGACTGTTTTCTCAGTCGTAAACAAAGGCGCGTCAGATTCAATGACAATTACTTGGACAGTAACAATTTCGTAAGGTAAATAGATGGCTCTAGTACTTCGAAGACTAGGTAGGGTTGAATTAGCAAGGACATTCCATAGAGATGTTCGTAATAACAACGACTACTTTCATTTTGCTGTAGGCAGAACAGAGGCTTGGACAGATGAGACAAGCCCTGAAACACCTATTGACAATGATTCTTATGTCTCGAAGTTTAGAAGGAGCATGATGTTTACACAACGGATTGACTCTGCAGATGTTTGCTTACTAGCAAAACGAGTAAATTGGGCTACAGGCACGGTGTATGATGAATATGATGATAATATTTCGTCTAGTAATCAATCATACTCCGGAGCCTCCAATTTAGCAGATGCGAATTTCTTTGTTGTAACAGATGAATTCAAGGTATATAAATGTATCAGTAATAATAATAACGGACAAAGTACAGTCAAACCTACAAGTACAGGAACATCTGTATTTGAGTTGGCTGATAATTATAACTGGAAATTTATGTTCCAAATCTCGGCATCCGATCAAAACAAATTTTTGGATGCCGATTTTGTTCCTGTTAGAAAACTTACAGGAAATCCTACACATGATGTTACCGGCGAAGTAGATAGTGTTACAATTACAGCAGGAGGCACAGGTTATACAAGTGCACCTACAGTAGTTATACAAGGCGACGGAGATGGTTTAGCAGCAGGAACTGCAACTATATCAGGCGGTGCAGTAACAGGTGTTACAATCACAGCATCCGGTTCAGGTTATAGTTTTGCATTTATAACTTTTAATGGCGGTGGCGGTTCAGGAGCAGTAGGAAGTGTTAATTTAGGAGACGCAGATTCATTACCAGCATTACAAAGTGCTGTAGAAGGAGCGTCTGTAAACGGCACATTAGATAGAGTTATTGTTACAACAGCAGGACAAGACTACGCAGCTAATGATGTACAGGTTACAGTAACAGGAGATGGCACAGGAGCAGAAGCAAGTGCTTATGTCAACGCAGCTACAGGAGCTATTACAAAAATAAGAATTACAAATCCTGGATCTAATTATTCTTATGCCGATATAGCTATTGTAAACACATCAGCTCCTGGCACAGGAGCAGTAGCAAGAGCCATAGTATCTCCTCAAGGGGGACATGGTTCAAATGCACCTAGAGAATTATTTGCTAATAATTTAGGTGTTACAGTATCATTCTCAGATAATGATAATAAAGATTTAGTATTAGGCAATGACTTTAGACAAATTGCACTAATTAAAAATATAAAAACACCAGCAGGTGTTACATATACAACGAACACAGCAACGGCTTGTCATATTATTAATGTAGCAAGCGTTGCAAGTTATGCTGTCGATGACATCATAACAACAGATGACGGAGGATCGTTTACAGTCATACAAATAGATTCAACTAATAAAAATATTTACTTGACATCTACAATTCCTGTGATGACAACCAATTCCGTTTTAACAAATACTACTCAAAACATCAGCAGTTTGAGTATAAATAGTATAACAGATCCAGAAGTAGATAATGCTACAGGAGAGGTTATTTACTTAGACAACAGGTCGCCGGTTATTAGATCGGCGGATCAAGTAGAACAGATAAAGGCATTGATTAGGTTTTAACAAATGGCATTAAATTTAAATACATCACCATATTACGACGACTTTAACGATGACAACAGATTCCATCGTGTGTTGTTTAAACCTGGCGTACCAGTACAAGCTAGAGAGCTTACACAATTACAAACTATCTTACAAGACCAAATGGAAAAAGGTTTTGGTTTTGTTGTACAAGAAGGTGCAGTAATAACAGGTTGTGCAGAGACACTTAGAGATGTAGATTATATTAAAGTCAACGACACAGACGCAGCAGCTGCTACAATAAACAATACAGACCTAGTAAAATATAAAGATAAAGAAATTGTAGGTTCTGTTACAGGTTTAAGAGCAGTAATACAAGATACAGAAACAGGTACTGTAGCAGGAAATCCTAACTTAAAAACTTTATATATTAAATATTTAAATACAATTTCAGGACATACACACTTTGCTTCTGGAGAAACTTTAACAGTTTATACAGCAAATGAAGGCACAACTGCATCTATAGCAGCAGGAACAGATTTAAATGGATACACTTTTGTTGTAAACAATTTAACAGATAATACAAGAGCAGGAACATATTATGGTAATACAAGTGATATTACCTTACAGCCAGGCATTATACATGCTCGTGGCTCATTTATTAAAACAGATAAGATTACAGTAAGATTAGACAAATACAACAATTTAAAAAGAAAACATATAGGGTTTGTTGTAACAGAATCTTTACAACAATCTGCAACAGACACTACACTATTAGATCCTGCACAGGGTTCATATAACTATAATGCACCTGGAGCAGACAGATTAAAATATACAGTTACATTAGCATCGTATGATGATACAGCAACTAAACCTGAAAACTTTTACACATACGCACATGCTAGTATAGATGGTATAGAAAGAATAGGCCTTAAAGATAATCCTTTATCAGGCTTAGGAGAAATATTAGCAAATAGAACATACGACGAATCGGGTAATTATCTTGTTAGAGGTAATAATGTTTCATTAAGAGAACATTTAAATGATGGCACAAATGGTGGTGTTTACGCATCCGGAGATGCTGGTTCAAGAGCAGCTCTTGTAGTACAAGTAGATCCTGGTGTTTCTTATGTAGGAGGTTTCAAAAGAGAATTACAAAGTTCTAAAAGAATACCTATAATGAAGGCTAGTCAGTTTATCACTAAAGAGGCACAGCCCATTTCAACTTCATATGGTAACTACATAGAGATTAATTATGTAGAAGGATTATTTGATGTTGATGGTGGCGCTAAAATAGAATTATATAACGCAGTACAAGACGGAAATGCCTCAGCACAAGGAAGCAAAGTTGGAGAAGCCAAAGTAAGACAACTTGTTTATTCAAGTGGCACACCAGGTAATACAGCAGCAGTTTATAGACTTTATGTTTATGATCTCCAAATGTTAAGTGGAGACTTTACAGCAGTTAAAGGTGTAAGGTATAATAGCGGCGATACTTGGGGAGGAGTAGCTAATACAGTTCTTGTATCAAGTAAATCAGAAATTAAAGAAAGTAAAGTAAACAAATTGGTTTACAGATTATCTGAAAATAATATTAAAACATTAAAAGCAGAATCAGGTGGAACATACGATTACACATATCAATACCAAAAGGAATTTGATATATCACTAAACACTACTGATGGAACAGGTTCATTAACATTATCAGGTAACGAAACATTCCCTTATTCAGGAACATTAACAGACACACAAAAAAGAGATTTCATACTTATAGCAAAAGCAGGCTTTACACAAAACTCTGCTACAGTTGCAGTAGGCGAACATATAGACCTAACTTCAAATAATAGTAATGCATCTGTTACAGTAAACAGTGCAACATCAATTACTATTGATACAGGTGGAGCTATTACAGGAACAAGTACAGTAAGAGTTTATGTACCTGTACAAGTATCAGATGCTACACCAATTGCTAAAACATTATCATCTGATAAGTATGTAAAAATAGATACAAATTCACACTCTGCATCAACATCAGGAGAATATAGTATTGGTGTTGCAGACTTATATAAAGTAGAAAGTATTAGAGCACATACATCTGCTTTAACATCAGATACAGATGGAATAGATGTTACAAACGACTTTAGAGTATCTGACGGACAGGAAGATAACTTCTACGGACTTGCAAAAATAATTAAGAAAAATTCAAGTACATTAAATCTTACAACTTACGATCATTTATTAATTAAATATTCTTACTTTGACTCTACAGTATCAAGCGCTTCATTTGCTTGTTTTGATAGTTATCCTGTAGATGATACAACAGCAAGTTTACCCTCAGGTAAAGTTAGAACAGAGGATATACCTAACTTCCAATCACAAAAATATGGAGAGTTTAATTTAAGAGATTGTGTTGACTTCCGTCCTTATATGACAAACACAGCAACAATTACAGGAACAATAGCAAGTGCTACAACAAACCCTGCTAATGATAAAATAATAAATAGACCAGGTTCAGGGCTAACTAATCCTTTACCTACAAAAACATTTAGTACAGATTTAGCTTATTACATAGGTAAAAAACTTAGAATTGTATTAGACTTTGATGGCAATTATAGAGTAGTAGAAGGATCGTATAGTCAAAATCCTAAAATGCCAGCAGAACCTTCACAGTCTATGACAATGGCAGAAATAGATCTTGTACCTTTTCCTTGTTTATCACCTGAGTATGGTAAGGTAAAACAAAAAGGACAATATACAACTTCTATTAAAAATGTATCTCAAAAACGATACACAATGAAAAATATTAGTGGCCTAGAACAAAGAATTAAAAACTTAGAATACTATGCCTCATTAAACTTATTAGAAAATTATGCTAAAGATCAAACTATTGTTAATTCCTCAGGTACAGATAGATTTAAAAATGGTATCTTAGTAGATCCATTTACAGGACACAATGTAGGATCTGTATTAGATCCTGATTATAAAATATCAATTGATCCTGAGAAAAAACATGCAAGGCCATTTTTTGTATTAGAAAATATAGACACAAAAGTAGCAAGTAATATAGACAGAGATGCTACTTTCGCAGGTACACAATTAAAATTAACAGGCAATACAGTAACATTACCGTTCAATAGAATGGTTCTTACAGACCAAATGCAAGCTTCTCAGACAGAGAACTTAACAAAAGAATTATTATTTAAATACAACGGAGAGATGGAACTAACTCCTGATGTAGACAACTTTATAGACACAGCAGTTCAACCAGCAGTCAATGTAAACTTTGATGGTAACTATGATGCTTGGGAGAACATGGCAAATGCTTGGGGCACACAATGGGGTTCATGGGAAGATTCAGGTGCTGCCAATGTAACAAGTTCTACTTCAGCATTAGACACATACAGCACAAGCACTGAGCGCTTTGGCGGAAGCAGTGCAACATTTACCACTACAACAACAGAACAACAGCAGACAAGATCAGGTATAGCGTTAAATGTTTCTGCCATAACTGAAGTAAACTCTCTAGGAGAGAAAATAGTAGACATGGCAATAGCGCCATTTATGAGAAGTCGTCAGGTTACAGTTACATGTACTAGATTAAAACCTGAGACAAGAGTTTATCCATTCTTTGATGGAGAGGCTGTATCAGATTTTTGTACATTACCAGATGGAACTACAACTACATTGTCAACAGACGGAGATGGAAAAGTAACATTTTTGTTTACAATTCCTGCAGGAAGATTTAAAGCGGGTTCAAGAGTATTAAAAGTAACTAACAATTCAGATAATGGAACAAACAATGTTACAACACAGGCAAATGCTATTTACGAATCTTCAGGTTTCATACAACAGAAACAAGATACTATTGTAGGATTTAAATCTGCAAATGTAAATTCAACACAATTTTCGGATAGTAGAGTAGTAACGGAGACATCATTTGATGTTAGTATAGGAGCAGGAACACCTTTACCACCTCCTCCTCCACCTACTATTATTAATAACCCAGTACCTGTACCGGTACCGGTTACACCTGCACCGACGCCTCCTCCTGATGTAGGTTTACCTCCTGCAACAACTTCACCGTCGGCTATAACATCAACACCGGAGGTAACACCTGTTACAACAACGGCTGGACCTACAACGACGGCTAATACACCAATATCAACACCGGTGGTAACAACACCATCCCCAATAATAGACTTTGTTACAACAACACCAGCACCACCTACAACTACGCCTTTTGTTATTGATTTTGATGTAGATGAGTTCTTGGCAGACTTTAGATGGGACTTTAATTTCGGTTGGGGTATGGACCCATTAGCACAAACATTCACAGTACCTAATGTTCCTGGCGGAGCGTTTATTACTGACATTGAAATATTCTTTAAAAACAGGCCTGCTACAGGTAATAATGGTGTTACAATGCAAATAAGAGAGGTTATTAATGGTGTGCCTGGACCTCGTATTTTGCCTAACGGTAGTAAGAGAGTGGAAAGAGCAGATATTATTACTTCATCAGAATCGGGAGGCACAACAACAATTAATCCAACATCATTTACATTTAATAATCCTGTTTACTTACAAGGAGACAAAGAATATTGTTTCGTTCCCAAACCTGAAAATGATGATACAGGATATGACATATACATTTCTCAATTAGGAGAAAATCAAGTAGGAACAACAGAAAGAATTACAAAACAACCACATGGTGGTATGATGTTCTCATCAGCTAACGATAGAACTTGGAACGCACATCAGAATCAAGACATAATGTTTAAGATGCACAGAGCATCATTTAAACAAGGAACAGTTTCAGGTAAAGTTTCCAATGATAATTTAGATTGGATAAACTTTAGTTCTTACAGTACAACATCAGCAATAGCTTGGACGGCAGGAACAAGTTTAGTAGGACATACACCTACAATTACTAATGCAGGAACAGGATATACAGGACTTACACCTACAGTTACGGTAACTAATACAGGAACTAATGGTACAGGTTTAACAATGACAGCAACAGTAACAGGAGATGTTATAACAGCTCTTACAGTTACTAACCCTGGTTCAGGTTATACAAGTGCTCCTACAATAGCAATTTCTGCAGGAACAGGAACACAAGCAACAGGAACATTAACCTTACAACAAGGTAAAGTAGTAAACTATAATGGATTAGACGAACAAGTTACAGTAGATAGAGGAACAGACACAACAGCGTTCACTGCCTCACAATTAATAGGTAATACACAAGGCTATGGAACAATTAGTTCGTTTACAGATAAAGTTATAAATGAAGTTGCACTAAACGCAGCTCTAATGACACCACATCAAACAACAACTGCTACTGCAAGAGTTTCAATTAATGAAACAGGTGCAGGAAGCGCAGTAGGAGATCCAGGTGTAACAGAAGTTTATAATGAATTAGACTTTAATACTACAACACAATTAGATAAAGAACATACAATTTATAGTAGATCAAACGAAATTAGTACTTACAGTGCTAATAAAACAGCACTATTAGAAGTTTCAATGACAACCAACTTTGAAAATATTAGTCCAGCAATAACATTAGATCAATTAGATCTTTTATGTATTGCTAATAGTGTAAACAATGATTCTACTAATGAAGATACAAGATATAAAGGAAATTCTTCTTCTCGGTATATAACAAGAAGAGTTAATCTTGAGGATGGCCAAGACGCTGAAGATATCATGGTATATCTAGATGCTGCCATTCCGACAGAAGGAAATGTTAAGGTATATGGAAAACTAATGAATTCCTCAGACCAAGGCAATTTCCAAGAAGATTTAAGCTGGGTTGAATTATCATCAAGAACTGACCCGTTTGAATCAACAACTGATTTTGCAGAGTATAAGTATAACTTACCTTCCAAAGGTTCTAACGCAGCAGGACTTAATGGTTCAGGTATATACGAATACGATGTTAAATCTTTATTAAGTATTGCGGTTACAGCAGGAGGTTCTAGTTATAGTTCTTCTCCTACTATAACAATAACTGGCGGAGGTGGTTATGGAGCAGCAGCTACAGCAACCGTATCCGGCGGAGTAATACAATCCATCGAGATTACTAATCCAGGTAGAGAATATACATCTACACCAACGGTTACAATTACAGACAGTGGTGGCTCAAGTGCTACGGCAACTGCTACTGTAGGTACAGTAACACATACAGGCTTTAAAACCTTTGCAGTTAAGGTAGTGCCTTTAAGTACAACAACATCTAAAGTACCTTTCTTTAAGGACTTAAGAGCTATAGCGTTGCAGGTGTAAGATGAATAAGATACCTACAGGGATTATAAATATTGAAGGAGAAAGGGATCTTGTAAGAGATCGTAACTCAAAGGCCTTACTCAATACAAACAACGAAAGTCTTAAAGCATATAAAATCAAAAGAAATGCTAATCTTAAGATAATAGAGTATGAAAATGATATAAATACTTTAAAGACTGAAATTGTTGAGATAAGGAAAACTTTAGAAATTTTAGTCAACAAAATTACATAGGAAGAAACATGGCAACTTTAACATTAAGATCAGCAAAAGGTAGTCCTCTTACTAACAATGAGGTTGACGCTAACTTTACCAATCTTAATACTGATAAATACGAGTCAGGTAATAATGCTACATTTGGCACTATTGCAGGAACAACTGTATCTGTTACTTCTGTTACAACAACAGGTGCTTTAAGTGTAGGAGGTTCTTCCACACTAAGTACATCTGCTACAGTATCAGCAGCAGGCACAGATCAAGCAGGTGGTACAGCATTAACAAAGTCATATAATATTGTAACAACTTGTGCAGCTAACGCGGGGGTAGTACTCCCAGATTGTGCATCAGGTTTGGAATCATTTATATTAAATGACACGGCTAACAATCTTAAGGTTTATCCTGCTTCAGGTGAATCTATAGACGGAGGCTCTGCAAACGCAGCAGTTGATTTGTCACCTGGACACTCATTAAAATTGGTAGGAGTAAGCGCAACAAAATGGAATAGGTTAAGTCCTGTTATCATTTATAACTCATCGGGAACAAGAGTAAACTAAAGAGAAGATAGAATATGAGACCTCTAAGAATTAAAGCATCAGCATATCCAGTTAGTTCTGGCAACCTTCAGGGCTTGCAAGAAATGACAGACGCAGAAATTGAGCAGTATTATAGTGCAATTCTAACAAAAGACTTCGCAGACAATACTGACGGATCGGGTACGGCAGAGATTAATATCAATGGAGGATCTGGTACATCTATTGGAACAGCAACCGATACTAAAAGAGATGACGCAGTAGGAACACACCCAACAGATGGTGCAAGTTCTACGGTTACAACTTACACTGCTAAACAAATAGAAACAGCAGCATCAGAAAGTATTACTAACAGACCTTTAGGATATGTATCCTCAGGAACAGTTGGTGTACATGAATTCGATGATACAGAATTAGACACAGACATTTTAGATAAAGTAGCAGATGATTTTGCTGCACAAGGCGACTATACAATAGGTCAATATAAATTGTCTACAAGCTCACCATCAGGTGGTACTTGGACTTCTCGCTACACATTAGCAAACACAGAAATAGATGGTACAACCACAAATTATTACATTTGGCAAAAAACAACAGCTACAAGTTCTGCAGTAGATAATTACAAGCCATTAAAAGTAACAGGTGGCGGAGCTGGTGTACAGGAAATGACAGTTGCAGAGATGGAACAAATTGTTCCTAATTTAAGAAACTACATGATTTCTAGTGGTAAAGGGAAATATGTATTACAAGCAGCAGCCCCAGGTTCAGGTACTTGGGTAGATCAAGGTTCATTTATTGATACAAAGAAAGAAGTAGCAGCACAAAACTACACAGGAGCTTATTCAGGTACATACACCGGAGCTTATACTGGTGGTTATACAGGTGCTAAAAACTATGCAGGCAACTACACAGGCGCTAAAAACTATGCAGGAAGTTATGTAGGAACCTCAGGCTATTCAGGCACATACACAGGAACCTCAGGTTATTCAGGCAACTACTCAGGTAACTACACAGGAAACTATGCAGCAGACTATGATGGTTATGCAGGTACTACATACTCAGGAACCTACACAGGTACATATACAGGATACTACACAGGCGCCAAAAACTATACAGGATATTATACAGGTGCTAAAACATATGGTGGAACCTACACAGGAACATCTGCTTATGCGGGCACATACACAGGAACATCTGCTTACTCAGGCTCATATTCAGGTAACTATACAGGATATTACTCAGGTACATATTCAGGAGATACAATCCAAAGTTCAAATGAGAATGTCAGTACGGTAAAACTGTGGCTTAGAACTGCTTAATTAGCAGTATAAATAAATTTACATTATGGAGATATTATGGCAAACGAAAAAGTCGTACTTGAAATTGATCCTAAAGATATAAGTACAGTCCCAGAAGAAATAAAGAAAAGAAACTTTGTTTACAAAGCTCCTTATTGGTCTAATAAGGAAGCCAAACACATTATCGTTACACTAGAGTATGAAGACGGTAGAAAGTCTACAGCATCAATACAAGACAAAGATGGAACCAATCCAGACTACATAGCAATACTAGAAGAATTTGGAGAGGAAGTATTAGATAAAAATACTGAAGAAGGTGTAAAGCGCCGTGATGAACAAATCAAGAAAAGACTTCAACGAAAAGAAACAGAAGCAGTTAGAGCTAGACAGGAACAATTATTTGGCGCTAAATTACAAGCATTTGAAATAGGTGCAGTTAAAGAATCTAAGAATACAAATCTAAAACGACTTATCCGTAAAGCCAAATCTCCTATGGAAGTACAAGCATATACAACTATATTATTAATGGAGACAATGGATGAACACAAGGAATCCTGAAGATTTTCCTGAGAACGGTTTTGTAATTGTAGCATCCTTAAAGGAAAGATATTATCAAGCAGCTATAGAATGTGCTGAGTCAGTTAAACTCTTTTGGCCTGACGCACATATAACAGTATATGTAGATCATGAAGAATGGATTAGACCTTCTGATTGGAATGTAGCAGATTGGATAGTACATTGGGAAGTACCTAAACACATTAGAGCAAAACTTTGGGCTTTAGGCAACACACCTTATAAAGGAATAACTTGTTATTTGGATGCTGATATGTATTGTCAGCATGAAGATGTAGAGTTTATATTTGATCAACTACCTGACGATTTAGATTTATTGTTTACAAAAATTAGACCTTACAATGCTAAGGTAACTAAACTTACAAACACAGAAGAAATGACAGCACATTGTGGTATGTTCTTATATAGAAATAATCCTCATACAATTAAACTTATGGAAGATTGGTATGGAGAGTATTGTAAACAAAATTTAAAAAATAAAAAAGGTGGTTGGGTACACGAATTAGATGGTGATTATCCAGACGATGTAAGAAAGTGGGACACTTTTACAATGTGGCGATTACTTACATACGGAGATGGAAAAGTTAAGTGGGATGAAAACTTACATATAAGATGGAATTTTATTAATGGACACATGGATGACGAACTTGAAGGTGAGGATATTGTTTTTTGGCATTACACTATCCCAGAACATGAAGTACATTTAGGCAGAAAATAATGAAATGGATCAACATATCAGATGAACTTCTAGAAATGTTAGATCCTTATGCCGAATGGTTTTTCCAACAAGACTTAAATTGGATAAACGAAAAGGCAAACAAAAACGAAAAGAACACTAATACAATAGACCATGCTTGTGGAGATGATTATCTAAAAGAAATAGTAGATAAAGATGGAAGGCATGAGGGATATCCTGAGATATCATATAGTTTTGATCTTAACCAGGGAGGAGTACCTGGTGAGTTTCAAGAGAAATACAATGAGCTAACTGATGAACTCCTGGCATTCTTAGGTGCCAGGAACCAAGCTGTTCATGTATATTATCCTAAGAATGGATTCATGGGTTGGCACAATAATTGGAATGCACATGGATACAATATATTATTATCATATACGAAACATGGGGGTGGGTTCTTTAAGTATAGAGATCCTGCCACCCATGAAGTAGTAAAGATGTTAGATCCTGGTGGATGGTCTGGTAAAGTAGGATATTATGGCAGGGGCAGAGAACCCGATAAAGTCTACTATCATTGTGCTGGAACACACGAACCTAGGCTCACATTAGGGTTTGTTATCCCTAATATCGACATGTGGCGGTCCATGATTGAGGAAATATCTGGAGAAGATGCCTCACATTTCTCCTAAACCCTTGTTCTTACAGTAAAAAAGATTTCAAAAAAACCCTATAAATCGCTTGACTTATGGTCCGTAAGAGTGCATAATGTACGCATAAACAATAAAAAGTGAGGACTTAATATGTATTTAGATAACGAAGTAACAATAGCAGGTGAAACAGTTCGTAAGGAACGATTTGGAATGGCCAGCATCCACAATGAGAACAAGACTTTTACAGGCGATGTACTGTATAAAGATCAAGTTCGTAATTCATACGACAATTCAATTGAAACCAAATTCCAAGACACAGCTCAAGTAGATGGTCTTACAGTTTGGAAATCAAATGGTGAGGTTCCATTCGCAGACATGCTATTAGACTTTGTACAAATTGGTGCAATTACTTTAGAACAAGCAGAGTTCTCACTAATACAAAAACAAAAAGATCAAAGCGCAAGTCTTGATACTTTGTTTAGAGCAGACGACGGCAACATTTACTTAGGTGAAGGTGCCCTAGACTACCGTGAAGAAAGACTAGCAAAACTAGCGGAGGTGGCGTAATGATATTTCCTTTACCAACACTCTACAAAAGAGACACGAACGGAAACATTCGTGAACTAACAGTTGAATATTCTAATGGCGTAGTAAATGCTACTAGAACTATTGCTGGTATAAAAGACGGCAACCTAGTTACAAGTGGTTGGAAAGATGCTATAGGCAAGAACACAGGCAAAGCAAATGCTACTACAGATGCTGAACAAGCACAAAAAGAAGCACAAGCAATGTGGGATAAGAAAGTAGAAAAAGAATACTTTGAAGATATCTCTAAGGTTGATACTTACGATAAGTTCAAGCCACAACTAGCACATGACTACACAAAAAGACCACAGTCAGATGGTTTCAGTCAACCTAAGTTAGATGGTATTAGATGTATTGCAAGAAAAGATGGTTTGTTTACAAGAGCAGGAAAAGAAATTACAACATGCGATCATATCTTTACAGCACTATATTCATTCTTTGATCAGAATCCTAATGTTATATTAGATGGTGAACTTTATAAT